GACGATAATTATTTGTAGTAGGGCGGATATAAAATAAACCCTGACCATCACACAAGAAATAATCCCAAATGGAATCAAATCTTGTATCAATTTGGTTGTATTTGACTACGCGATCAATAAAATCTTTACGTTGATTACCAAAGTTGTCCTGAGCAGGAAAAAATTCTACCCCTTGGCGAATACCAAAGAGTTTCATTTGTGCCAGGTGTGCTGCTACGACGCCGGTATCAACGCCAATTCCACCATCTTTTTCAAGATAGGAATCAACAATTTCCTTGAGTCTGGATTTAGCGTCTGCAGCCATTAACTATTTTCAACCCGCTGGAATTAGTTTAACAGTTTAATTAAAATTGTGTGTCATACCTTAGTTGACCGCCCATGTCATCTGGCATGCCCATGCCCATGCCCATGCCCATTGGATTACGACGGTTTAAATTTCTACGCACGAAAAAATCTACACCTAAACCAGGCGAACCTTGGGGCTGACCCACGGTACCTTGTACATTTAACATATTTGTTTCAGGCTGATAACCTCCTTGTACATTAATTCTTCCTTTAGCTCCTATAGGAATATTTACAGCACCGCCCAAATCAAGACCTCCTTCTTCGGGTTCTAAATAGGAAACGCGTGGTCTAACTGAAAATACATTTGGACCAGCCATTCCAGGCGCCTGCCCTTGTGTTGCCATTCCCATTTGTCCTCCTAGGGCAGTTGCTCCTGGCATAGCCTGGGCCATAAGACCCCCTGCATTACCCGCTGGAAACATTGCACCAGGTAATTGAAATTGTGCTGGAATATTAATAGGTGCTTCGTTGTATTCTTTTGTTTCTTTACCAGGAAGAATAGGAGTTTTGTTCCACGGTTCTCCTCCTTGGATTTTAAATCTAGGATCAAGCAAAGGATTTGGTCTTGCCGCTACCACTCCTAAATTTCCACCAACAGGAATACCGCCCTGAATACGCATTTATCTAATTATTCAATAGTTCTATCTTACTCTTCTATAACCTCGTAACCAGACTCATCGTTGAGTTTGGAAAGAACAATACCTTCGCCCTTTAGATTCCATGAAAGAATATCTCCTTCTTGCCAACCGAGTTCTTCGATGATTTCTTCGGGAAACTCGATAAAGAGTTCTCCGTCTTGATCCTCTTGGACTTCGATAATGTAGCTGGTCATTTGAGAAGGCGATCCATCATTCTGTCTAGCTTACTATTAATTTCTTTAAAGGTGTCATGCATGTGCTGGATTTCGCGAAGAAAGTCAACTTTCAGTACGTACTCCAGCGGCATGCGATTGAAACTGTCATCTAGATGCTCAACTTTTTTTTCTTGAATTGTCACGCGATCAGAAAGCTGTTTGATTCTTTCATGCGACCTAGATAGCAACTTATTTGCGGCCCAGGTACCACCTGAGATTCCAGCTACACAAGTTGTAACGAGGATCGCCAGGTACTCGGGTCCCATGGCAAAAGTATTTTCTTCTATTCTAAGATCTAATAATCAACTTGAAGAGTACCTTTACGCGTTAATCCATTGATGAGCCAGACAAGTGCGTCAACACAATCGTCGTGACTACTAACACCAAAATTAGTAAGCTCTTCAAACATAGCTGTAAAGTTACGGTAACGATTAAAAATAATCTTGCGATCTTCAAAAAGACCCATACAACCACGGAAACGAGCAAGTTTATCTGCCCTAAAGCCTTTAACAGCATGCCAGTTGATGTTGTAAAGATTCTCGTTTCTCAAACAGATACGTTTGAAGTCAGCCTCAAGAGATGCTTGGTACGCCACAGCTTCTGAGTACACATCACAAGTGTTGTACGTAGGGAAGTAATTGCCATTCTCGTCGCGCCCAAGAATAGACCAATCATTAAGTAATTCTTTAAGCGCATCTAGTTTTTCTAGGTTGCCCATCACACGCATGCGGCGATAATCAATGATGTGAATTTGATCTCCAAGTTTTCCGCCAAGAACAAAAACAGTGTAATCATTTTTTTCTTTTGTACCAGCGGAGAGGTCAACCCCAACAGCCAGTGAATCAAACTCAGTAGCAATCTCTGCTTTAACCAATAGTTCAGGAGCCAACGATAATTCGTTTTGCCTGACGATTTGATTCATGTACTGGAAAGAAAAAGCAATTGGTGCTTGCCGTTTTTTCTCCTTTAAGTAATCCAATGACCACATCTCTGGCCAATAAGATTCTTCTTCTCCACTTATTTCATTGTTTTGAATTGCAGAAAGAACAATTTGCATCCAGTTGTTTTGTTCATTGAAAGTAGTTGCATGAATATCATCATGCCTGAATCTGGTGCCAAGGCAGATGGCGCGTCCACCTTCAAACATCGTTGGTGCGATCACAGCATTCCAGTTATCCTGCATCATCTTTCGGATGTCAGGGTTGGCAATATCTGATGAGCTTTTAATAGCGTCATCAATGATTACCAATTGACTGCGCTTGGAAGTCACTGAACCTTTTAGGCCAGCAGCACAAAGTGTGAACTGTTCTTCACCAGCAATATCAATACCAGCAAAACGATGGTCAATAGACCAGTACTCATTACTTGTAACGTTCTTAAGAAGTTTTACTGTTGGAAAAACGTCTTGATATCTTTTACTTTCGATAAGTCGTTTAATTGTTGCTGACTTGGAACGAGCAATATCAACTGTATAAGAAAGATAAAGAATCTGTAAAGGGCGTTTGGCTGCAGTGTGCACGCCAATAGCCCATGCTGCAAACAAACCTGCAACCGTACTCTTGGCCGATCCTCGTGGAGCTAACAAGTCAATATTTGGACCAGCAATTTTCAACAGACAAGAGCTGTCTTGGTTGGTAACTAATTGCCGGTGCCAATCTTGATGATGTTTAGCAGGTGGTTTATCTGCTACGTAATCACAAAAGTAACCAAAGTCTTCTCGTGCCAGTTCCAGGAGATCTTCATTATCTTTCTTGCGAACCCGGTGATTTTTTGCAGCAGCCTGGGCGTTACGTCGATAAGCTTGATGAAGATATGCGGGCACAGAAAAGACCAGTAATTAACTTGATACTAGTCTATTTTTCTTTTTTATCGCGTTTTTGTTCTTGATACTTACGAGCTTTATCCAGAGCAGCTTTACGCTTCTCCTTATCATTCATCTCAGTACCGTCTTCTTTCTTTGCTTCTTTCTTCTTGAAGTGCTCAAGAAGTTCTGGTGGCATCTTACTCATTGATTTTGTGCTGCGTTATCACGGATACGATTGACAAGCTCTTGATACTCACGTGTACCTTTCTCTGGTAAACGAGTGGTCCTCCCTGGTCCAAAAGTAATACCAGTTCGTAACTGTGACTCAGGAAGAGGATGTTGATAGTTTGGTAATTGCTGCATTACTACTATTCACTTAATTGCATTTTAGCCCATACTGACATTGATGCTTCTTGCAGGGGTCCTTCAATCGGATCATCTTTAAAAATCATTAACAACTCACGAATGGCTTGGTCAGCACCAGCCATCAACAAACCTTTGCGATCTTTATTAGCTGTGTAGTTCTCTACCTGTGCAATAGTACCGCGTAATTCTTTTTGCATGCCAGCAATACGCGCAACACCAGAATCACGTTTCACAGCAAAATTTTCAATGTCTTCTCTAAGTTTACGAATATCTTCTTGCATCTCCATGATCTCAGAAAGAAGAACGCTTCTGTGATCTGGTTTTGAATAATGTTTAGCAATCCAAAGGTCACAACTGGTAATTGAACCGTTGTAACCAAGGAATCGAGAATAAAGATAAATTTCAATTACTGAATTATTACTTTCAGCAAACGCAACAAAACTTTCTCTGGTCGGAGAATCTAAATTATCTAACCAGTGGTCAAAAACTTTAATATCGATATGCTCGTTGAGACTGGCCGTAGTCTCGAGCTTCGTCTTCTTGCCTAAATCGCTGGGACTGTTCAGCAGAACCTCTTTGTTCTTCTGCACCCTTACCGATAGTTTCTCGCTCTTGTTCACCAGCAGTCTCCATTTTCTTTTTGGAAAATTCGTAGGCGACACCAGCCGCCTG